TTTATCTACCCCTAAGTGTTCTCCAAGTCTTCTTACTTCTGTTTTATAAAGGTCACCAATAGGAGAAATATCTACTCCACCATCACCATACTTAGTAAAGAATCCTACCCCATAATCTTCTACCTTATTACCAGTACCAACTACAACACCATTATACTTTCCAGCAATCTGATAAAGAGTTATCATTCTTAATCTAGAACGGGTATTAGCAAGAGCAAGTTCATCATGAGCATAGTCACCCATAGTCTTCTTAAAAGTTTCAAATAAATCTGTAAGATCTATCTTTATTTTTTTAACATTAGGGTACTTTTCCTCCAACCACGCAAGATGAAAATCGGACATAGACTCCTGAGTAGAATCTTGATGAATAGGCATCCCCAAAGCAAACACTGGAACTCTTGCCTTGGCACAAAGAGTAGATACTACTGCAGAATCAATTCCACCAGATACACCAACAACCAAAGATTGAAGTTGATTATCCTTTACATACTTATCAATCCACTTGAGTATCCTTTTTTCGATTAATGGATAACTAACAATTCTAAAATCAAACGAATCAGACGTCATTGTTCTTCTCCTTAATTTGTTCTTGAATCCAATTATAAGTTTTTCGAATACCCTCCTCAAGGGTTTGAGAATAGTCCCAACCTAACTTTTCTCTCACTAAATCATTATTAGAATTACGTCCACGAACTCCTGTAGGGGCAGTAGTATTATAGACCTTTCTCACCACCTTACCAGCAACCTTGGCAGCAGTGTCCACCAATTCATTAATGGTTACCATCTCTTCTGAACCAATATTAACTGGTCCCATGAAATCTGATTGCATCAATCTATAGGTTGCTTCGATGCATTCATCAATATACAAGAAGGAACGAGTCTGTAAACCATCTCCCCACACTTCGATGGATCCACCTGTGCCAGGGACAAGCGCGACCTTGCGACTGATTGCAGCTGGAGCCTTCTCTCTTCCTCCTTCCCAGGTTCCTTCTGGTCCAAAGATATTGTGATAACGGGCAATACAAACAGGAATCCCATGATTACGATTGTAAGCCATGTACAATCTTTCTGAAAAAAGTTTCTCCCATCCATACTCAGAGTCTGGTGCAGCAGGATAAGCGGATTCTTCACGGCAATCAGGGTTGTCAGGATCAAGTTGATTATACTCTGGATACATACATGCTGACCCAGAATAGAATATTTTAGTTTTATAATCTAACTCGGGTCTATTACATTCAGTCCAATCTTTTACTACACCATCAAAAGTTTCATTTAACTTCCTCTGCTCCTCTAGAACATTCAAATTAATAGTGCAAGAGTTGTGCATAATCTCTGCATCATTCTCACCAGTAAATACAAATCCTGCTCCACCCATATCAGCAGCAAACTGATAGATCTCATCAAAAGGACGAATCAAATCATAACGTATATCACGATTAAAATTCCCCTGTTCACCTTTATATTCCAATACCCGACGAACAAAATCTACATCACGCAGATCCCCTTGAACAAACTCATTTGCTTCAGTATCTGTAAATTCTGGGTACTTTAAATCAACGCCCCGTACCCAGTATCCTTCTTTCCGAAGTCTTTTAACCATATGACTTCCAATAAATCCACCAGCTCCCAAAACAAGAGCCTTTTTTACATACTCAGACATGTATTAAAATTTTAGAGCAATACTATATAGTCTACAAAAAAAGAGGCTTAAAGTCAAGCCTCTTAAGAAATTATGGATATTCAATTCTAGGATAATTGGTGAGTACCTCATCAATTTTTTTCACTACATCAACCACACCACCATCAACAGTTGTATCGCAAGGAGCCTCATGAGAATGAGTTTGAAGTTGTGCTACTGCTGCTTCTAATGCATCCAGTCTTGCTTCTACTTCAGTATCATACTGAGACATGTATGCTCCACTTTCAGACTTTTTTCTAGTTGCCATGATTTTAAAGTAAACTCCTGATTATTTAGGTTTATAATATTGAAATCCCGTTGTTTGTTCTTCCAATTCTTTCATTTGAAATGTAATCATCTTATCCCAAGGGGTATGTTGATCCATAAGTACTGCTACTTTATCTCCACTAACTCTCTGCACACACCCAACATACCCGTTATAAATGGATAATTTATTAGTAACAATAACAGTAGTCCCTGGTAAAATCATCTACTTACTTTATCTTTAACATAACAAGGAACACCTTCTGGATCTAACCATTTAGTATACTCAAAATCCTCAATAGCAGTAGTCAATTGCATACCATTATCACAAAGATACATATCCCTATATCTCTTGGTGTAATAATCCTGCTTTTGAATACGGAAATCAGGGAACCCATTGTCTAGGGTTCCACATTCCACATAACGGTATGGATACCGTTCCATAATTATTTTCATTTCACCTCCACTGATTGAAGAGATGTAGCAATACACTCCATCAAAATATCATAATCATCAAGAGGTTCTCCAGAAAATTCAACTAATCCCTCCTTTTCATAGTAACGACGCACCTTTTTAAAAAGTTTAGGATTCTTTACATCTAAGAAAAAATCTCCTGCAGCTGCGCCCTTTAAGGTTTGAATGTCTTTCTTGAACTTAGAAGTGAGAGTCATTGTCTCTAGTGATTTGCCTGTTAAGTGTAAAACATTTTACGTAAAAAGTCAACCCATCCGATTTAAGGACCGTCCCCATGTTGGGTCAATAATCGAATATACTCTTCATCCAATTCCTGTTTAGAAGGCTTTGGTTTGGGTTTAATCTTCAATTTCTTTTTCTTCATCTATTTAAAGCCACAAGGTCACCGCCATCATCGTCATCATCTTCTTCATCATCATCTGTATCAACTTCATCTCTTAAAGTTTGAATTCTGTCTTGCAAAGATTTATATAAAGGATCTGACTCGTTTTCATGCAACACAGGAGAATCTAATTTAAATCTACTAGGATCTGGATTAGGTTCGTTGGGTTCACTAAAACGAACTACCATTAATTCTTCCCCCTCCTTGATATCTTTCATCTCAGGATGAGTAGATTCATCTACCATTTTATCTAAATTAGCATCTTGACCATCTCTCCTACTCTCTCTCCATCTTCTATTAGGATTTATTCCGTCTTGATTAGTCATAAGTCCCCACCCATTGGCCATTAATGCTATACCAAATATCAAAGCACCAAACCATACCAAAACAAAAATAATATCGCCAATATTATGTATCACTCTTCATCGTCCCCACTTCGTAATTCTACATTTAAAAGATAGAACCATATTACACCCATAACCAAAATGAGAGCTACCCTTATAGAACTCCAAGAAGTATCAATCATCGAATCCCAGGAATAATCTGTCTTCCTTTCTCTGCTATCTCCTGTACCATCGGCATCACATCACTCTCTACTTTATCTACTACATCATCAATTACATTTACATCCAAGTCCATAAAGGGTGGAATGATACCAAGTATCCTCAACAATCCATCCAAAAATAAAGCAAGACAAATAGCACCAAGGATCATACTAATGATAGTGGCATTCCGATTATGCTTTGCCATGAGTTTTTGATCCATCTCATGTGCTTCTGCAACTGCTGCCGCTATCAACATATCTACTTCATCTTTAGTATAGACGTTATCAATAGGTGTCATTGGAATGTGGAACTATCATAGGATGTTCTGGGGTAAATTTGTCTTCAATTTCTATTACAATAGCATCAACTATTCTATCAAAACTTTTGGACATTCTCCGATATCCAGAACCAACATACATTTGACCTGCAAATACTGATACTGTAGCAGCTCCCCAAAATATGTAGTACCATCTGGACTTAACTTGATGCCTTTTCTTCTTATTAAGTTTACTTTTCATCATCTTACTTCAAAATCAAGTTTACGGATTTTCCTTTTACGTCTCTCTTCTTGAAAAGAAAGATCTTGGGCAGAAAGAACATTAGTTTTTTCTTTCTTATCTGAGCCTACCATGATTACGTTAGATAAGTCAAGCGCTGAAATTTTATCTCCACACACTTCCATCCTATTAGAACAACCACACACCTGAACTTTAGAACATGAGGTTAATTCTGTGCCACAAACTTTACATCTAACCGTAATCATCTCTCTAATGTTTAACTTGTTCCCAATCTCTACTAAAAAGTTCTAAACCTTTGTCCGTAAGAATATGCTTATACATACCCTCAAAAACAGTAGGTGGCATAGTAACAACATCCGCACCATACTCAAATGCTCTACCTACATCCCTTATACCTCTAAGAGAAGCTGCAAGTACTTTAGTTCTTACCATATGCTCTCTAAAAACTTTGGCAATATCTTTGACAAGACATAAACCACCAAAGGAATTGTCATCAACACGTCCTACAAATGGTGATACATATGCAGCACCTGCTTTAGCAGCAAGGATTGCTTGTACCTGGGAGAAGATAAGAGTTACATTGACCCTAATACCTTCTTCTGATAGAACTCTACATGCTGCTAGACCCTCATAAGTACACGGAACTTTGATGGTAGTTACATTACCATACTTTTCATAAAGTCTTTTACCTTCAGATACAAAGACGTCAACTTCATCAGTTACAATCTCCATACTTATATCTGGTACACCAATATCCTTAATCTCCTGATAATCCTCTTCAGGATCTCTACCACTCTTCATAATAAGAGTAGGATTAGTTGTAACCCCATCAATCAAACCCGTTTGGAAATGCTTCTTGATTACATCAGTATCAGCAGTGTCTAAAAAGATTTCCATAATTGATAATTAATACAGTATATTTAGGAGTTAACAGGCGTCTCAGATAGGATTCGAACCTATGACCGACTGCTTAGAAGGCAGTTGCTCTATCCAGCTGAGCTACTGAGACTTAAAGTAATCCTTCCTATAGTAACGGCCTAGGATATTGCTATTATAATATGCAGGAGTTCCATCAGTCAAGCTCTCTGTCAAAACATTATTAAGAAAAAGCTGACGCGTCTCTTCAAAATTTACTTTTCCAAGAGTCTCATGAAGACTTAAGATTTCTCTTTTGAAGATGTCGCTTCCAAATATTTTTCTATCTGCTTTAAGTTCATCAGAGCTTCCATAGTATCTTTTCCAATCACTCTCAGACGTAACCCGTCTCTTACCACCTCTAGGCTTACGTTTGGAATAGAAGTATTTCCTACCGATGTATTTTTTCCCTGTCTGGAGATTAGTAATCCGGTAGACGAAACCGAAGAAATCGTTAATATCAGCAGAAGTGAAAGCTGAACCTTCATAGGTCCAGGGGTTTGCATAAGCATCTTCACCCACGCTGGTCTCTGTGGTGGTTTCCATCCCATGATTTTCATATCGCTATACTCCTTATTTAGTTTAAGTAATTCGACTTCATTTAGGAAGTCTCTAATCATCAGATCTTATAGTAAAAGCAGCAGTCAATCTAGGTCTATCAGTCTCACTAGGAGGAACATAATGATAAACATCATCAGGAAAAAATACAATATCCCCACATCCCACACGTAAAGGTTTAATATTAGGATCTGTAAATTGTGTTGCGAAATGATATTTAGGATCAAATATGAGGTAATGAACCGCTGCAAATCCACCAGGTTTACGATGATTCTTTGGACCTAAATGGGTATGAGGTTCTTGAAATTGATCCTTCTTATAATAATTATACCATATATCACTTAAACCATACTTCTCAATACCATATTTTTTAGTTACATCCGCCGCCACCTTCTCATATTCTTTTCTCAAAAATTCATAATTAATTCTATAAAAATTGTCAGATTCATAATCATGCATAGAGTGGACATTACATTTCCATTTATTCCTATTAGGATATAAAAAATAATTTTTTTCTATAAGATCAATGTTATCTTTAACAAATTGCTTTGTCCAATTCAAATGACGTTTATAAATTCTATTTTTAGAGTTTAAATCCGGAGAAAGTATCCTTCTTAACATCTTGCTTAATACCTCCAACTACATAAGACTCTACTTCTGTTTCTTGAGGAGCAACCTGAAGTCCCTTAGAAGAAATCCAATGTTGAGTCCAAGGAAGGGGATTATTCTTTGCAGGAATATCATATACTGGTCTTAAACCAACTGCCTTCATTCTACGATTAGCAATCCATTCTACATATTGTTTCAATAAAGTATCATTTAATCCTATCATACTTCCATCCTTGAACAAATAATCTGCCCATTTCTTCTCCTCATTAACAGCTCTATCAAACATATTATAAGCCCACTCCTCCTCTTCCTTCATAATATCTTGCATCTCTGAATCATCACCATTAGCCCAATTCTTTAATATTGTTTGGGTGAGAACAAGATGTTGGTTCTCGTCTCTTGCAATAAGAGATATGATTTTAGCAGACCCCTCCATAAGTTTGAGCTCACCGAAAGCAAAAGAGCAAGCAAAACTAACATAGAAACGAATCCCTTCCAAGATGTTAACATTCATTACGGCCCGATAAAGTTTACGTTTTAAATCCTTTAAACACCACTGAGATGAAGGAGATCCCTTTGCCTCAGGTGTCCACATACATCCAGTACCCCATGACTGTGCATCTCTAATAAAATCATCATAAGACTCAGTAACAGTACCAGCACGTTCTAATATACGATCATCCTTAATAATAGTATCAAAAACTTCACTAGGATTTGAGTATACATTCTTCATAATATAAGTGTATGAACGACTATGAATCATCTCCATAAACTCCCATACCTTCATACATGCTTCTAGTTCTGGCAAAGAACAATAAGGAGCAAATGCCATACCAGGAGCACGCCCCTGTACAGAATCAAGCATAATTTGATACTTTAAATTAGAAGTATAGATATGCTTTTGTTCTGGACGCAACATCTGATAATCACCACGATCTTTTTGTAGTGACACCTCTTCTGGTCTCCAGAAGTATCCTAACTGTTGTGTAGTTAGCTTATCAAAAGAAGGATACTTATAAGAATCATAACGTTGAACGCCAAGAGGTTTTCCAAAAAACATTGGCTGCTTTTTAGTATTAACTTCTTCTGTATTGAATACAGTCATTCCATCTACTTTAGACATTACAAGCTTCACACTCCTCTTCTTCAGCATTTTCTAATTCATTAAGTAAATTGTCAAGCTTAGTTTTTCCTTGAATACCAACATCACCCTCATCATGCCATCCTATAGGGTGTGCAGGTTCATCAAATTCATCAGTCTTCATATCATGAGTGTTCTGATAATAAGAAGTCTTCCAACCCAACTTATAAGTAGTCAAAAGATCCTGTGCCATTACACTAACAGGAACCTCATTATCCTCATAATTCTCTGGATTATATGACCAATTACCACTGATTGCTTGATCAAAGAACTTCTGCATTACTGCTACTATATTAATATATCCTTCATTACTTTCCATATCCCAAAGAAGGGTATAATCATTCTTTAAGGTGGAAAACTGAGGAACCACCTGCTTAAGAGGTCCTTTTTTTGATTTTTTAATGGACAAGTATCCTCTAGGAGGCTCGATTCCATTGGTTGCATTCGACACAACGGAGCTGCTCTCTGAAGGCATTTGTGCGGACAGTGTTGAGTGCCTAAGACCGTGGGTGGTGATAGATGATCTAAGAGATTCCCAATCATGCTGCAATTCCTCACTACAGATGTTATCAACATCTTTCTTGTATGTATCTATAGGAAGAATTCCATCTGCATACTTAGTCCTTCCAAAGTTTTCACACCATCCTTTCTCTTCAGCGATTTTATTAGAAGACTTTAAAAGATAATATTGGAAAGACTCAGCCAATCCATGTACTGCATCCCATGCCTCCTGTGAGTCATACTTGAACCCAAGCTTAGCAAGATAATGAGCAAGACCAATGAACCCTACTCCAAGGGATCTCCTTGCCTTTGTAGCAAGTTCTGCAGCCTTAACTGGATAATGTTGATAATCAATCAATTCCTCCAAAGCTCTTACTGAAAGATCACACAAATCTTCCAATTCTTCATCAGATCTAATCTTCCCAACATTTACTGCTGAAAGAATACACAAAGATATCTCACCCAAATGATCATCAATATGCTGAATAGGATAAGTGGGAAGAGTTATCTCTTGACAAAGATTACTCATATGCACCTGATCTTTAAAAGATGAATGAGTATTACAATGATCAATATTCATGATGTAGAGACGTCCAGTCTCTGCTCTCTCTTTTAATAGGTCAAGGATAAGCTCTTGTGCTTTTATGGTTTGCTTGGGGATGTTTGGATCATTTTCCGCATTAACATAGAGTGGGTCAAACTTGTCGGTACCAAAGCTGTCATACAAACCAGGAACATCGTGTGGACTAAAGAGAGTAATTTCTTCATTGTTTATAAACCTTTCATAAAATAGTCTAGAAATCTGAATACTATAATCTAGTTTTCTGACTCTGTTGTCTTCTGTTCCTTTGTTGTTTTTGAGGACGAGGATGTCTCTGATTTCTTGGTGCCAGATAGGAAAATGGACAGTTGCTGATCCACCGCGGATGCCATTCTGAGTACAACATCGAACAGTGCTCTCAAATTTTTTGAGGAAGGG